ATATATGCAGTTTCATCTCCCTGAAGTGTGCCATATCCCTCCATTACTCGCATGGTTGTCATATTCATATTGAATTTGTAGTCTGCTGAGGTTGCAAATTTATAACCTTTTTTGTCCATAAAATAGCAACCGGCTTTTAAGTTTCCGTAGAAAATCGGTGCTTGTCCTGCTTTTACATTTGGTAGTTGTGCGTCCGGGAACACCACTATCGGCAAACCTTGGAATAATTTTTGTGTCGGATTTGCATAGTCTTCCTTTAGCATAGGTTTGCCGACTGCATCTGTTTCGCAGTCCATGATGTTAAAACCGGTCTGATTTGTAACAATCACTGCACCAATCAACGCTGATGGATCAACATCTGTGTTAATTGATGATTTTAATTCATTTAATCCCTTAATAGCTTTTGCCGTTTTATCTTGTTTCCATGTATCAAAAATATCTTTATTTTCGCTGATGATTGCATTCTTAACAAACCAGTTGTTTAAATATGTTGTTAGTCCTGCATCCTCTGATTCCAATAAAATATTTGAAACAGGGAAAAGCTTTCCTTTGTATGTGATGTTGAACTTTTTTTGCTTGAATTTTGGATTGGTTTCCTCTGCGATAGCAGAACCGTCTTCAAAATCTGCCAAACCTGTTGGGACACCATTTTCAAACACAAAACTACCTGATAGCGCTGATGTTGGTATTACTGTAACCAAATCTTTCGCTGACTTATATGTTTTTCTCAGTTCTCGGATAGTTGTATCAACGTCTTCCGGAACCAAGTAATTCTCACCATCAGTTCCGTTTGTACCTGTAACCAGTGCATTCTCCGCCTCAGTCAGTCCTTTTTTAAATGCCTTTTTAGCCATTGCCTTAAAGCCGTTTGCTTTTGTTGCATTTTTCGGATCGTCCGGTACTTGTTTCTTTTCCATTTCAAATAATGCCTTTTCATTTTCATATGACATCTTTAAATCATTAATTTCGTCAATTAGTTGCTTTGCCTCGGCAACCTTACCTTCATTTTGAAATTTTCTTGCTTGTAGATTTTTTTCTTTTATTTTTGCTAGTAATTCACGCATCTTCTTGTTCATTTTCTATTGCTCCTTCCATAAACACGAAATTGTCTAACATATCCAATTCGTTACTGTTTTTTTCTTTCTGTTCTTCCTCGTCCGTCTTTTTGGGTTTCGGATCTTCTTCCTCATCATCTTCATCCGTCTTTTTCGGTTTCGGATCTTCTTCCTCATCATCTTCGTCATCATTTTTGACAACAACATTTTTAGGAATATTATTGTAGGTTATAGACGAAATACACGCTGCCACATCTATGTTTTCATCTTCCTGTATTCGTGGGAATAATTCCGCCGCATCCTTTGCCGACAACCACGTCTCATCAGACATTTTCTGTTTGATGTCATCTTCAGTGATATTTTCAGCGACATTTTCCATGTATGTATCGACAATCGTTTGTTCGATGTTTTCCAATCTGTCCGCTGTTTCACGCAAATCGTTGGCATTTCCCATTGCATACGTCCACGCTTTGTGAATCATCAAATAGGAATTTGCCGGCATAATGATTTCATCACCTGCCATAACAATGACTGACGCAATAGACGCTGCCAAACCGTCAACATACACTGTTTTATGTGCCTTATGCCGTTTCAGCATATTATAAATAGCATTACCGGCAAATACATCACCGCCATTACTATTTACATAGATATTCAGCTGACTGACATTTTCACATTCTTTCAACAGTGTGGCTACGTCAGATGGGCATTTATCATCATTTCCCCACCATTTATCCCCGTCATTCCCGACAATATCGCCGTAAAAATAAATACCAGCTGAATCATCGGTCTGATTTCGGATATAACACTTGAAACTATTCTGTTTCTTGTTCCTGTGTCTTGGCATTTTGACTTCCTCCTTCCATAGCAACTTTTAACGGTATCATATTACCGTTGATTAGGTATGCGTTACCGCCATCTTCTTCAGGAATATGTGGCATATCTTCCTTACCTCGTATATCATTAGCGGATAGCCAACCGTTTTGTCTGGCTTTCGCATAACCTTCCATTCTCTCTGAAAATGTCGCTCTTAGCACGACATCAACATTGAATTTGAAAAAATATCCTTGCTGAAGTTCTTCCGAAGTCAGCAATTTACTTGCCAATTCTTCTTCCAAACCCTTTAGAATAACCAACATTGTGTCGGTCAAAAATGCTTGTTGCTGTGCTTCACTGTTTGCGTAGCTTGATTTCTCATAGTCATTTAATTGATTTGGTTTTATACCGAATGCTCCGGCAATCTGTAATGCCGTATATTTTTTCAATTCCAAGAACTGTGCGTCTGTCAATTTCAAATTTAACGGATTTAACTTCATTCCGGCAGGAATCGGAATAAACGTTAATGCACTGTTCGCCGATGTTGCCGTTTCAATAGTGCTGATTAATTTCTTTCGCAAATCATCATTCAAATCTGCCGTATATTCAAC